TATCACACGTTTGTTTTAAGTAATGGCGAAGAACTTCAACTTAAGGATCTTAGGCCAGGAATGAAACTCAAGATGAATAAAACTGTAGACGGAATGATAAATAGACTTGAAAGAGTAAAAGCAGCGAAAATCCTTTCAATTCATCATATAGGTGTCGCCGAAAAGGTTTACTGCTGTACTGTGCCAGGTAGTCGCAGATTTACGCTTTCTAATGGCGTAATTGTTGGTAATTGCGGCGAAATCCAAGGTAAAAACTTTCACTGCAACCTAGCAGAAGTGCACCTAAATCGTATATCACCAACTGATCATGCTGAGCAAGAGGCGTCTTTCACGGCGGCTGCTATCTCTGTTGCATCATTATTGCATCATAAGTTTCAGGAGCCACGTTATCAGTACAGCAGAGATCTTGATCCGATCGTTGGCGTAAGTTTCACTGGATTGTTTGACTTTTTTGTTGAGGCATTTGGTGTATCGTGGCTTGAATGGTGGGCAAAGGGCCGACCTGATACAGATGAAGGAATTGCATATAAAAAAGTGGAGGCGAATTATCTTAAGCGCTGGTGCTATATTGTGGAAGAAACCATCAAGAAGTATTGCGGCCGTCATGGGTTGAATTGCCCTAACCGAATGACAACAGTGCAGCCTAGCGGCTCAAAAAGTCTCCTCACGGGCGCTTCCTCCGGCTGGCATCCGCCCAAGGCGCAACGCTTCATTCGCCGCATCACCTTCCGCAGGGATGATCCCGTGGCTCTGGCCTGCCTCGATTATGGCTACAGTATTGTGCCTAGTCAAAGCGACAAGGACGAGCATGGGCGTCTGCTAGATGATCCCTTTGATCCCCGCTGCACGGAATGGCTTGTGGAGATCCCTACAGAAGTGATCTGGGCGAATCTGCCGGGAGCGGATAAGATTAGGATTGATCAGTTTTCAGCGCTTGCACAGTTTGACTTTTACATGCAAGTGCAGACATATTATACAAGACATAATACGTCTGCCACAATTGAGTTTAGGGAGCATGAAATTGAGCCCTTAGCCGATAAGATTCATGATGCAATCGTGAACCATAGAGGTTACATCTCTGCTGCATTGTTAGCTCGCTTTGATGCAAATGAAACATTCCCGCGCTTGCCCTTTGAGCCGATCGACAAGGCAACATACGAGCGGCTTCATGAAGAAGTATTACAGCGTCGCAAGGGTGGCGACTTCTTTGATCTGCTCCAAGCCTATGATAGCGGGAGTTTAGTGGAGGCTGGCCCTGCAGGATGTGACTCGGATAAGTGCTTGCTGCCGCAGATTAAAAAGTAAACCGCTACCATTGAACAATCGCCCTTTCACCATGACTGTAATTTGCTCTGAATTTATCCCAAGAAAAAAGTTTGCGCAATTTAATGAAGTTTTGCAAGCAACTAATGGAAGGTATCTCGCTAATCCTTTTGAGTGCGGCGCAACTATTCATGTGAGATACGAGCAAGGAGTTGACCACGAAAAGATGTGGAGTCTTTATACTGAAGACATCACAGAGGTTCGCAAAGATCAAAAATGGCGCATTTTTTTGCGCAGGCTTGGATTAACCAAGTAAATCATTGCCATTCAAATTATGCAGTTCCAGCCATTTCAGCAACGAGTAATCGACGAAAAGCGCGAACTTGATGAAAAGCTAAGCAAGCTTATTTCTTTCATCAAGGCCGATACATTTCAAGAACTTGACAGCATAAATCAATCATTGTTGAGGCGTCAAGCGGGTATTATGCAAGACTATAGCGATACTCTTGAACTTAGGATTAAGAAGTTTTTAACAACCGATAAGCGTATAAGCAAATAACAAAGTAACCCACCATTATTAAGCCATTGCCCTTTTTATCATGGAACCATTTTCGCTTGAACGACTTTTTTCTGATGACAAAAAACACGAAGTTAACAAAAAAATTGATAAGTACAAAGATCATTGTGAATGGCTGCGTTCAACCGAGTTTGGTGCAAGGGTGGAAAAATTAAAAGCGTTTTTAAGGTGGGAACTGAGCCAAACATTGAATCGTGCAGACCAGCTTGGGCTTAGGGGGGTTGAGGGCGAAAGTGGTGTGCTGGATGATGCTATATTTGAATTGTATCAATCCGTTATTTCTGAGCAAATGGCAACACAAAAGGTGGCTGATTTTTTTAGGTTTCTAAACAAAAACCATTAACCTATTTGCTTGCTTAAACATGAATCACTTAACCAGAATCATCAACGCAATTGAAGAGCTAACGGCGTCTTTATTTCGGCTAGATTGCAGCCGCCAAGATCAATTGAGTTTGACAGCAAAAATGATGCAATGAGATTTATAAGTGAAGTTTTGCGGCAAGATTTTTTCTATAATACAGGTGAAAAGTGCCCCAAAGAAGACTTGAATGAAATTATAATTATGGGAGTTAGGTTCTTGATTCCATGCGACCGATGAAAATAATGAATCGTTTTATGTGTGCAGTGTTTGGCCACAAGTATTTTCTATTGCAACGACTTAGCGCAACTGCAAGAAAAGTCGGATGCCGTCGATGCGGCAAGCAGTGGGGAATGCACGATCCAACCGAATCATTAGTGATATGGGATGATGATCTAGAGGAATTATACAAGCTTTGAGGATTACTTAGTTCTAGTGCTAACGGCTAAAATCACCCTGCCATTGTTTTTTGTGATTTACCTAAACTCCCTAAACCCTTGCCCCGGCATTATCTATCCCGAAGAAAACGATATGTACGAAGAATGCGAAACATGCCTTAGGCGCAAGGTGTCTAATGATCTGCCGCTGATTGAACCGCCAAAAATCATTGCGCTGTGGTGTGAATACAGCGTGCATGAATAGATGCTATCATGAGGTGTCTGCGGGTTTAATCATGACTATTAAAGTCGGCGAAGAATCATTTGAAGGGTATAACAAACCTAAGCGCACGCCTAATCATCCGACGAAAAGTCATGCCGTGGCAGCAAAGGAGGGTGATCAGATCAAGCTGATTCGTTTTGGTCAGCAAGGCATCAGCGGGTCACCAAAGCGCAAAGGCGAGAATCAGGCGGACAAGGAGCGCCGCGCAAGCTTCAAAGCACGCCATGCGGCTAATATCAAGAAAGGTAAAATGAGCGCTGCTTATTGGGCCAACAAGGTAAAGTGGTAACGCAAAAAATCCCCGGCTGGGGCCTTGCATCAGCAATGATCATTGAAACACGCAAAGCGCCTGATGGGCGCACGCAGGCTTGTATTTTGCCGCCAGAACACGAGGCGCCTTTCTGGGTGGATTTGCGAGAAGTTGGCCGATTTAGGGGCAGGTTCATCTATGATGGGGAGGCACCTTTGAGCGAGTCACCTGATGTCGATTCCAGAGACAATTCAGATTAAAGATGGAGTAGTTAAATGGATGAATGGAGTTGTCATAGAACGGTCTAATTTTGAGCTATATGCGCATCTTTTTTGTAAGTCTCAATTGGCTCTTTCTTCTGCTAGACGTAAGGCCAGGGCAAAAAATAAAGCGATTCGTCCTAGATTGATTGGAGGTTAATCATGAAATCTTCTTGCGACAAGTCTCTTTATGAAATGATTAAAGATCTTGAATTTAGGGTGAATGCACTAGAAGGCAGGCGTCAACAATCACAAGAGACCTTGATTGCCGATGCTTCTTGTTATTCAGCATGGCCACAAAACCAAGCATCGTTACCCAAGTGGCTACATGAGCTTATTTGGATTGCCAATGGATGCGGGTTGCATAACTCAGCGGATTTTATAAAAAGATTTGTAACGATCACGCAAGAACAGCAGGATCCTTGATCATAATTGAAGGTGCTCAAATGCTTTGTTTTCATGAGAGTTCTTAATGCCTTGCTTGGCGACCTTCAACGAGAATGGTCGTCATTGCGCAAGCGATTAACTAAGCGGAATGCAACTAAGCTGCAAGCCGGGACGCCCTACTGGGCCGCGTACGACAATGGCAGGGTTTCACTCATTCCCGCGAGCGAGATGGAGGCACATTGGGCTCTCACGCATGGCGGTCAGCCTTTACCTGATCCGGTTGCCCTGGATTTATTGCGTCAAGCGCTAATGTTCCTGCCTGGCGATTCTAATCTTCTGCAGGAAGTTGGAAACTATTTACGAAAATTCCCGCCGTGTGCGGACTGTGGCGCCATGACCGAAAGGGAGGCTGAGCGCACCTGCCGGGCCAGCTCCGCCGATGATGGCTGCCATGGTTGCGAACTGTGGCAGGACGACGAACCTCAATCCACCGCCGCTGCCAGCAACCCCCCCGGCTGCCCGCGAGAGCTGCCCACCGCCGACGAGGTTCGAGCCTGGCTGGACGAGGACCCAGAGGTAGAGGATCCGGCGTTCCTTGTTGACCCGGACACCCCTAATTATCAACTCCGAGCCTATCCCGTCACGGCGGTTCCCGCCATAATTCTGGCCGCCCTGAGGCGCTGGGGCTGTGATCCGCAATTCTCCGCCGAGGAGGTGGCAATGCACGCCGCGCCGTGGTCGCTGCTGGAGCCACTGCCGAGGCCAGACTTCCGTGCCCTATGCGCAAAGCTGCTGCAGGGATTGGATGAGAACCGCCACGAACAGGTGCGCTATCCAGGTCACCTGAGACTCGTGATGGCCGATGCTCGCGCAGCGCTGGGGCAGTCGTCACCAACCCCCACCCGCGACGAGCTGAACGATGCCAGCGGGCCTGGCCCCACGGTGGAACCCGCCTTCACCCCCATCCCCGTCTCCGAGCGCCTGCCGGGGCCTGAGGATTGCGCCCCCTGGCCAGGCGAGCCAGAGAGGGGCCCGTGGTGTTGGTGTGCCAAATATATTGGCGGAGGCTGGAAATATATTGGCGGAGGCTGGAAATATATTGGCGGAGGCTGGAGATGGCTGCAAATTCCCGCTCCTTTAGATGATTGCAAATCCGCAATCTTTCGCGCTATAGGCTGCACCCACTGGGCTCCATGGTGGGCTCTTCCTATCCCAACAACTCAGGAGAATTCCGACAATGGATGACGCAACTTTCGTTCATCTAAACAAGATTTACAAGGCTTCCCATCGCCCTCAGCCCGAGCCAGTCGCTGTAATCCATCGGCCATGGACTCAGAAGGACTGGCTAGACGCGGAGAGCCGCTGTTGGATGTTCAGCCCTGGAACATCTATAGATGTCCCATCATGGGAACTTGTTCATGTGTCCGAGCTGGAAGAAAGGTGCAACGTTTTTATGGAAATCTTGATGAGAACGGCAGGAATATGGTCATGGTGTCTCCCCCACTGGGCCATCACCATCCCCCATGGCGACCATTTTCGTGGCGCCAGGAAAATGGTCGAACAGCAGGAGGATCAGTCATGACCGATCTCGACTGGCACCAGTTCTCCCGCCTGGCGGTCTGGTCTCCTGAACTGGCGGGCACTTTCCACTATCTGGGGCTGGAGGTGCCCCCTGATCAGGCTCCTCGCCGATTCCTGGCGGCCGCGTTCTCCGTGGACGCGGCTCTCGATCACGGCACCGTCACCGGGTTCCTCTGCTGGCGGGCGAGGCCCCAGCCCTGCGCCGCCCCTGATGCCGCAGCCAACCCTGGCCAGGGAACCTCCCTTCACCTCGCCACCGGGGCCGAGGTGCTGGACTTCCTGGCCCCCGTCCCCAGCTACGGCGCCACCGGGGCAGCCCTCCGCCAGTGGCTCAGGTGGTGGGGCTGGGAGCCGCCCGCCAGGGCTGGGGCACCACCTCCGCCACCACCTCCGCCCATGATCACCTGAATTCACAACCACTATGAACACTCCAAACCGAGATGAACAGCACGGCGGCATAGGTGCCGTTGGTGATGTGTCGCAAGATCTGAAGAAAACTATTCGCAGTGGACACAACTGGGGCTTGTTATCCCGTGGGGAACAAGAAGCCCTAGACATGATTGCGCACAAAATCGCCAGAATCCTGTCTGGCCGGGATCCTCACGACTTTGAGCACTGGACAGACGTTGCCGGTTACGCCCAAGCGGCGATGCGGGATCAAGTCGACCAGGCGAAGGTGTAGCCATGAGTACCAGGAACAGCATCACGCTTCCCACGATCCATCGCAACGGCACCGGAGCCGACAGCCTGGAAAGGGAGTACCGCGCCGTCAGGCTGGCCATTGCCAGCGCCACTGGCGCACTGGAGAGGGCAACCTGCAATCCTCAGGACTTCTATCCCCAGGGCCCTTATGCCCATGGAAACGCCATGGCTGAGCGAGAGGGAGCGTTTCGCCTCCTGGCCATGGTCTCCGCCTATGCCGAGGCATGGGAAGACCACGCCCGCCAGGCTGGAGGGGAGGTGCAACCATGAGCGCAGGAACCCGAATCCCCCTGGCTCAAGCCCTCGATATTGCCGGGGGCCTGATCCAGCAGTTGGAGCCCCACTGCGAGGTGATCGGCCTGGCCGGCAGCATCCGTCGGCAGCGGCCCACCATCGGCGATATCGAGATCGTTTGCGTCCCCAAGCCCTACGACGCCTCGCCGCTGTTCGCCAGCGGGCTGGCCACGGTCGTCAACCAGTGGCCGAAGGTGCGCGGGGAACTCCCCTGCCGCTACACCCAACGGCTGCTGCCAGAGGGGATCCCCCTGGACCTCTTCATGGTCCACCCCGACGGCTATGGCCTCCAGCGGGCGATCCGCACAGGCTCGGCTGACTGGTGCCGCACGGTGCTGGCCCCGACATGGGTCCGGGCTGGCTTCCACTCCGAGGGCGGTCTGCTGCGCCGCGCGGATGGCTCGGTAGTGCCCACCAGGACAGAGCCCGAGCTGTTCGGCCTGATCGGCCTGCGGTGGGTGGAACCGCAGGACAGG